GATACAAATAGTTTATCTTCAACTATGTTCCGTTCTATGATTGTTCCAGAGAAATTACTATGATAAAATTTCAAAAAGTAAGATTTAAAAATTTTGGATCATTTGGAAATAATACGACAGAAATTGTATTGGATAAAAACAATACAACACTCATATGCGGATCAAATGGTAGTGGTAAATCATTTGCTTTTTTGGATTCAATTACCTTTGCTCTTTTTGGAAAACCATTTAGAAAAATAAATATTCCTCAACTTACAAATTCTATTAATGAAAAGAATTGTCTTGTTGAGATCGAATTTAGTAAAGGGTCTGAAAACTTTTTAGTCAAGCGGGGCATAAATCCCAGAATTTTTGAGATTTATAAGAACGGATCACTGATTAATCAGGATGCAAAATCTTTAGATTATCAAGAATTGCTAGAACAACAAATATTAAAAATGAATTACAAGACTTTTACCCAAGTGGTGATTCTTGGTAGTTCTTCCTTTGTTCCATTCATGCAACTTTCAGCAGCAGATCGTAGATCTGTAATTGAAAATATTTTAGATATCAATATCTTTAGCACAATGAATGTTGTCCTGAAGGGGAAAATATTGTCTCTTAAGGAAAATATAAAAGATGTAGTAACACGAATTGAGATAGAGAAAAATAAAATCTCTGTACAAACTAGTTTAATTTCTACTCTTGAGAAGAAAAACAAAGAAGATAATGTTGAAAAAGAAAACAAGATCAAAGAACTAGAAGAGAAAGTAAATGAACTGACTTTTAAACATCTTTCTCATAGATCGATGTCGTTAGAAGATGATACTGGTATTGCTATAGTATCAATAAAACATAATAAAGAAAAAATAAAGTCATTGTCTAAAAACATTTCAGACATTGAAGCATTGAAAAATCAGAAACAATCTGACATTAAATTCTTTCAGGAAAATCACATTTGTCCTACTTGTTCACAATCTATTGATGAAAAAGTAAAGAAATCAAAAATTCTTTCAAATAATTTGGATATATCCAATTATAATTCTTCACTTGATATGGCAAAGTCTAGGGTAGACGAGTTGGAAACACTAAATTCCACAATTGAAGAAAATTTAGAAAATGTAAAGAAAGAATTAATAGAATATAAGAATGAATTGGCAACGATAGATGCATATAAAAAAGAAATATCAAAGATTCAATTCTCAATCAACAAAACATCTTTGGTTGGTGATATTCAAGTAGAAAAAGAAAAACTTGCTCATATTCAAGGATGTCTAGAGACTTTAGAGACTGAAAAGAAAGAATATTCGGAAGATCTAATGTATCATGAATTAGCAAGCGAGTTGATGAAAGATGGTGGAGTCAAGGCGAAGATTATCAAGTATTATTTACCATTCATGAATAAGCACATCAATCGATTTTTGTCCGCTATGGATTTCTTTGTACAATTTAATCTGGATGAGGAATTCAATGAGCAGATCAAATCTCGACATCGGGACGAGTTTAGTTACATGAACTTCAGCGAGGGTGAAAAGATGAGAATTGATTTGGCATTGCTTCTTGCTTGGAGAGAGATTGCCAGGTCTAAGAACAGTGTTAACTGCAATCTTTTGATTCTTGACGAGGTTTTTGATTCATCTCTAGACGGAGTTGGTATGGATGAATTGATGAAATTACTCAAAGTTATCAGCGATAAAGCAAATGTATATGTTATCAGTCATAAAACAGATCAATTAATAGATAAGTTTTCTAATACAATTACTTTTGAGAAGAAGAATAATTTTAGTAGAATGATAAATAATTGAAATGCAGAAGACAGATAACATCAATTTTCGTGGAAAATATAAAAAATATGATGTAAATGGTAATCCATATCTCTATAGAATTGGAGATACTGTATCTTATAATGGCAAAAAATATGTTGCCACAAAACCAACAGAAAATTTAATACCAGGAACGATTAATGGATCAGCAGCGTGGGATGAAATATCTACTGGAAATAATTTTTACTTTCAGAATGAAAATCCATATTCGCCATCTGTGGGAGATCGTTGGTATAGACCAGAATCTAATATTCTTTATAATTATGTTGAAGAAGATGGTAATAAGTTTTGGTTAGAAATAACAAATAAGTCGTCAATCACAAATAAAACAACATTTGTTACTGGTGCATCATATTCTTCAAACATATATGATTACTACATTGGGGTTAGTTATAGTGGAACCGCTGGAATATATCTACCACCAAATCCAGATACTGGAAAAGTTGTAATAGTAAAAGATGAATCTGGTCATGCTGGAGATCCATACAAATACATCGTAATACGAGGTGCTACAGCAACCGATATGATCGATAGAGAAGCATCAGCAACAATAAATATAAATAACGCATCTTTACAATTCATATACAGAAGCGGATGGAGAATTATATGAGTTATCTGTTTAACGACAAAATTGGATTCAAAGATAATGCTGTTGATGCATTCAATCGCCTTAAAACTTCAAATCCATTCACTCTGTTTGATTCTCAACATCGGTATGCCATGAATGATAAATGGGATACTTTTGGTGTTACTGGTGGAACTGCAAATTATATTTTGAACGAAAGTGCCATAAATCTGGTAGTTGGAACGACTTTAGGATGTAAAGTAACGAGAGAAACAAAAAGAGTATTTCCATATCAACCAGGAAAATCATTATTGGTTCTCAACACATTTGCCTTTAATACTCCGAAGGCAAATTTAAGACAACGAGTTGGATATTTTGGAATTACTGGTGGTGCTACATCTGGAACTCCATACAATGGAATTTATCTTGAACAAAATGGTCTTACACTCAGCATTAATCTAGCATCAGGTTCTTTGAATCAAACAACTACTGTAAATCAGAGTTCGTGGAATGGTGATAAATTCGATGGTTCTGGTAGTTCTGGTAGAACATTAGATGTATCTAAAGGAAATATATTTTGGACAGATATAGAGTGGTTGGGTGTTGGTGATGTTCGTTGTGGATTTTTCGTTGATGGAAAACCAGTAGTAGCACACATATTCCACAATGACAATGTAAATTCAACGACATACATGACAACTGCAAGTTTACCAATTCGTTATGAGTTGGAAAATACAGCAACAACTGTTTCAAGCAGCACAATGAAGCAGATATGTTCTTCCGTTCAGTCTGAGGGTGGTTATGAAGGATTCGCAAGAAGATATAATGTTACAAAAAATGGATCAAATCCAACAACATTGTCAACTCAGGATACGCAATATCCTATGATTGCATTGAGATTGAATTCAAATAGATTGGACAGCGCAATAGTTCCTTCAAACTTGAGTGTCGTTTTAGAACAAACTGCATCGAATAAACCAGACACAGTTCAATATAGAATCTTATTGAATCCAACATTAACTGGAAATACATGGTCAACACATTTTAATGGTAATGTTGATTATAATGTTACTGCCACGGCAGTTACGGGTGGAACTGATATCATTGGTGGCTATATCAGTAGTAGTGGCGTTTTTGACATAAACAGTATTAATAATTTTAATTTTCAGTTAGGAAGATCACAAACTGGAGTGAGTGATACTTTTGTTCTTACAATGACACCAATAAATGATGGAGCACAAGTTTATTGTGATTTATCTTGGTTTGAAATTATTTAAAATTCAAAAGAAAGGCTTGAAGTGAAAAATAATCGTGTTATAATAGGTGAAACTTATGCGTGATGAAGACAAAAAGAAAGACAAGATTCGTCCAAAACCAAAGCAATTAAAATCTATTGCTCAGAAAGAAAAAGAATCTCAAAAAACAAAATCAAAGCAACAACTTAGAAATTATATTGAGAGTGGGTTCGAGGACGACGATTTTGAGGATACTTTTACGAGGTAAATATGAATACTGTGACTTTTTCGAAAAATACCCTAACAATTCTAAAGAATTTTTCATCTCTAAATTCAAATCTGCTGGTAAAACCAGGAAATGTTATCAAGACCATTACTCCTTCCAAGAATGGAATGGCAATCGCAACAGTTGAAGAAAACTTCGATGTTGAGTTTGGTATTTGGGATCTTAATAAATTTCTTGGTGTGGTCAGTCTTTTTAACAATCCAACATTTACATTCGGAGAAAAGAGTGTAAAGATTAAGAATGGTGGAGATTCTGTTGTAAATTACTTTTACTCAGAACCAAGACTACTTTCTGTTCCGACAAAGGATGTAAATATGCCTACTGTTAATGTTTCTACAACATTAACAGATAAGCAGTTTTCAGAACTTCAAAAGGCTGCATCTGTAATGCAACTACCAGATCTTTCCTTTAAGTCGGAAAACTCAAGTATTATTGCAGTTGTGTCTGATATTTCAGATCCAACTAGCAATTCTTATAAGGTAATTCTTCAAGAAACTTGGGATGGACCTGATTTTGTTTTTAACTTTAAGATGGAAAACATCAAAATCCTACCAGGAGATTATGCAATTAATTTTGCAAAGAATGTTGTTGCAGAATTTGTCCATAAGACAATTGCACTAAAGTATTGGTTTGCTATGGAATCTGCCACATCAAAGTATGGAGAATAAGATGAATCCTGAAAATTTTCTTTGGGTAGAAAAATATCGTCCCAAAACAATCGAAGAATGCGTTCTTCCCATGTCGCTAAAGTCAACCTTTAGCGACATGGTTGCTAAAGGGGAACCACAAAATTTACTATTGTCGGGAAGTGCTGGTGTGGGAAAGACCACAGTGGCAAAGGCACTGTGCAATGAGATGGGTTGTGATTGGATCATCATCAATTGCTCTGAAGAGGGAAATATTGACACTCTTCGGACAAAGATTCGTCAGTTTGCTAGCACAGTTTCTCTTTCTGGGGATGTACGCAAGGTAGTCATTCTTGACGAGTTTGACTATTCAAATGCAAATAGCATTCAACCTGCTCTTCGAGGAGCAATTGAAGAGTTTGCAAATAACTGTAGATTCATTCTCACATGCAATTATAAGTCAAGAATTATAGAACCGATTCATTCTCGTTGCACATGTATTGACTTTGTTCTCCCACCTTCTGAGAAACCTCAGATTGCTGCAAAGACCATGGATCGGTGTTCTTATATTCTTTCAAATGAAAGAGTGAAGTTCGACAAAAAGGTTCTTGGTCAGTTGATCATGAAGCACTTTCCAGATATGCGAAGAGTTTTAAATGAACTTCAGCGATATGGTGTGTCTGGAAAGATTGATGTTGGAATCTTATCTTCTCTTCAAGAATCGGAGATCAAAAATCTCATCGTCTCTATGAAGAATAAGGATTTCTCGTCAGTCAGAAAGTGGGCGGCACTGAATGCTGAAACATCCCCTGTCGAGGTGTATAGGAAAATCTACGACGGTCTGGGAGACAATCTAGAGAACCAAAGCATCCCAGAGGCGATTCTAATACTTGCCGAGGCACAGTATCGTAGTGCGTTTGTTGCTGATCAAGAAATTAACATGATGGCGTGTCTTGTACAGATGATGATGTCCTGCGCTTTTAAATAAAATGCTATCCGACTTTTTAAATTCAATAAACCAATCCAAAGATAATTTGCTGAAAGGCGATTCTCGTTTGGAAAAAGAATATGTTCCCTTTGTAATTAACAAGTGTTTTTCGTATTTTCCAGATACTGTATTCTATGCCAACAGAATGAATCAGGTTCCTTTCTTAGACAAAAGAATGCAATATGATTATTTGTTATCTTCTATTTCTAAGAGAAAACGATTCTCCAAGTGGATAAAACCAGAGGAAGATAAAAATATTGAAATCATTAAAGAAATATTTGGGTAT